AGTTTTTTCAAGAAGCACTTAATTATGCAATGCTTCGAGCTGCCCCAGAAGCCATAACCGAATCATTGGCCTTTGCTTCTGCTGGAAAAATTGGATCTGCTGCTTTTAATGCTCTTGCTATTCAACCTGGAGCGGCTGGCATTGGTGCTTTGGCTGCAGATTTGATTGTTGGGGAAGACCCAAATTTTAAAGACATTGCCACGGAAATGCTCATTGAGTTGCCCGTTGGGTCTGTTGAGGTGCTTTCGCAAAGATTGTTAAACGGATCATCTGCATGGAAAGCAATGATGATGGACGAGGCTATTCCTCCAGATTCTCGCCTGATTAAGAAAATGGTTGAGGCAACATCTATGGAGGAGTTTACTGAAGGAATGACTTCAGAGGAGGCTCTTGTTCTTGGAAAAGTTATTGAAGACAGTCCTGGTGCCGAAGAACTTGTTGCAAAGATAGTAGAGTCTCAAAAAGCCGTAGAGGGATTAGGAATTGCGGAAGAATTTACGCTGCCTAGAGAGCCCATCGAAGTTCAAAAAGAAGAGCTTTTGTTGCTGGCTGAAGGTATTAGAGACGCCGAAGTAAAGGCAGGCGTTAATCTTGACGTAGTAGACGCAACCGTTAGCGTTGAGCTTGAAGGCGAAACAACCAATACAGCTTTGCCGCAAACTGACTCTAAGAGTTCGGCTACTCAAAGGGGCAGGGCAACCGAGCCAACGTATAAAAAAATCATACCAGAGTTAAGTGGAAGGGTTTTAGATTATGGTGCTGGCGAAGGAGTTGGTACTGTTGCAATTTCTGAATCCGGTCTTGATGTAACTAGCCACGAGCCGTTTCCAGATAAATGGAAGGGTGAATCTCCTCCAGATTTTGCAACGCCGGAGTCTGCTTCAAAAATACCAAGCAATTCTTTTGATTCGATTGTTTCTTTTTCTGTTTTAAACGTAGTAAAAAAAGATGTTCGCGATTTTATAGTAGAAAACATAGGAAGAGTTTTGGCACCAGGGGGCCAGGCATTTATTACTGCAAGAACTGTTAGTGACGTAAAGGGTGCTAAATTAAAATCCCCAGTGAGTGGAGAGGAAAATGCTTTCATAATTGGCAAGGGCAAAAAAACAACATTTCAAAAAGGATTTACCCAAAATGAACTTGAATCTTATGTTTTGAATTTACTTGGAGATGGGTTTGACGTTAAGAAGAAAACTGGATTAAATGGCGCATCAATAGTAGTTACTAAAAAAGGTTCGGCTACTAAGAAATCTGGAGAAATGCCAATTCGCCCTGGCGATCCGAGGGGCAAGGCAGAGCAAGAAGCAGCAAAAGAGCAAGAGGCTCAAAAAATTGAAAAGCAAATTCAGGCTGAATTAAGGGAAATAAATGAAGCAATAGAAATTCCTCAAAAAGCAAAAGAAGAATTAGAAAAAACTCAACAAGATGATGCTAAGCCTAAGCCAGAAGAAAAGCTAACTAAATCACAAGAAAAAACAATTAGCGATATACTTGGTCACGTAGCAGGAAGATATGAGTTTGGTGTTCTAACGGGTCGTCAAGGGAAAAAACTAACACCAAAACGATTTGCCGTTTTAAAAGAAAGACTTCGTAAAGACAAGCAATTAGCAAAAGAAGTTAAAAAAAGATTAAACGCAGTAAAAGCTGAGCGAACTAAAAGCGATGCTAAATTGTCTGCACAAAAGGAAAAGTTTTTAGATAAAGAAAGACAACAAGCTTCAAAAATTGGCACACTTCGGAGGGCTCTTGTAACTACTGCTCGCGACCTGAGAAAAAAACATTCTGATAAAGTTAAAGAGATTAAACAAGAGGCACAACAACAGGCTAGAAATAAAAGGTGGGAAAACAATGAAATACGCAAGTCTATAACAGATGCTATTCGTCAAGTTGAGGCACTTCATCGAGAACTAAATGCTAAGTTGCCCAAAAGTAACAAGTTAAAGCCTATGAAGGTTTCTGATTTGTCTACTAAAAAAGACTTGGAGAAACTAGAAGACTTGTTAAACAAAAAACTAGACATTCTTGAGTCAAGTTTTAAGGAAGAAACTATTGCCTTTAAAAAAGCCGAACTTAAAAAAGAGCTTACAAAAATATCTAAAGTTATAGAAAAGGCAGAAAAGGGAAAAGCAAAAACTCCTTGGGCATCTGATTACACACCAAGGTTAAGTGATTATTTAGATTTGCTTGGTTTAACCAAAAACTCTGAAGCTGCTAGAAACCAGGCACAATTAGATTTACAAGATTTAAATAAGAGAATTGACGAGCAAGAAAATTATGAGCTTACCGATCCTGACAATGATATTGTTGAGCGTTCTCAAACTCCTCTTTTAGAAGAAAATTTAACTGAGGAAACAATAGACGCAATATCAACCAACATTGATTCAATAAAAAAAGAGGGCGTTACCAAAAGAAAGCTAGATGTATTAAACGAAAAAAGAAAGATAAAAGCTTTATCTGAAACAATAAAGTTAGAACTTTCTAAAACAGAGGGCAAAACTGATGCCAGAGAAGTAGCTCAGATGCGTAGCTTTATTGCTAAGTACGGATCGGAACTTGCTACTTATCAAACAATATCTACAGTTCTTACCGGAAAGAAAAGATCTAAATTTGAATCTTTGTTTGATTCTATTTCTGAGGCTTTTAGCGAAGGCATACTGATGCAGCAAAGATTTTCTGGCAAGAATGGGTTGCTAGAGAACAAACTAAAAGAACTTGAAATAGATATTTCTTCTGTTGGAACAAATCAATTGTTGACTGTTGGTAATCGAGCAATGTCCATTCACGAGGCAATGTTTGTTTACGGGCACAACCAAAATGCTCGTGGCCGTGGGCATCTCTCTGCTACTAATTTTGGCGGGGTGGCACTAAAGGGAGAGCAAATAAGGTTGATTAACGAAACACTTCCACAGAAATACAAAGACCTTGTGGATTTTGTAATAGATTATTTTGATAATGATATTTACCCTAGATTAAATAACATTTATAAAAAACGTTTTGGAGCAGATATGCCCAAGGAAGAAAGGTATTTACCTATAACTGGTTTAAGCAACATTTCTGCAGGCTCAAACATCTTTAACGACCACACTCAATATGCTGGGTTTAAAATGAACAATCAGAAGTTTAGAGTCGGAGCAAAAGTTGGGTGGGGCAACAGGAATCTAGATTTTGTTGGGGATATGTTATCAAACATTGCCAACACAGAACACGTAATAGCGACCTATTCTACAATTAGAAGAGCCGAAGCAGTTTTTTCTTCTGAAGCAGTTCGGACAGAGTTAATTAAATCTAATGACGTTGCCGTACAGTGGGTTAATAAGTATTTGCAAAAAGTTGCTAGGGGAACGTTTGACTCTCCAAGTAGTGCAATAATAGAGCTTACCTCGCACTTAAGGCAAAACGCTGCGGCAAGTTTAACTGCATTAAATGTTGCGTCTTGGCTTAAAACTTTTGCTCCCTTAATTGCAATTAAGAAGGATATTGAATCTGGTGCTTGGTTTAACACCTTGTCTGATTTTGAAAATTATGGTAAACAACATGAATTTGCTGTAGGTTCATCAAAGTTAATGGCAACCAGAAGAGATACTAATCGCATTGAGGTTGCAGAAATGTCTGAACAATCTCTTAGAAGTAGGATTATTCCTACCGGAGAAACAACTTCTCAAGTTTTATCTGCTTACAAAAAAACATCTAAAAAGTTTAAAGAACTTGGATGGGCTGTTTATGGTGCTTTAGATTCTTATTCTACAACTATAGCGTGGACATCAAAGTACAAAGAAGTCGCTGGGAAAACGGGAGACCATAATTTAGCGGTAAAAGAAGCTGATAGAATTATTAACGTTTACTATCCTTCTGGCAGAATAGATCAATTGCCATTCTTTTTTACATCTGGGGGCCTAGAAAAGCAACTTACTGCGTTTACTGCAGACATGAACAGAATGTTAAATCTTGGATATTCTACAACGCAACTTAAAGACGGCAAGGTGCGAGAGGCTATAATGTTTGTAGCATTTCCAGTTGTGTTATCTTCGCTATACTTAGCTGGCACAGATTTCATAGGAGACTCGCTTAAAGAAGTAATAGGCGTTCGAGAAGAAGACGAAGAAAAGGACAAGCAATTTTGGCAAGACTCGTCACGCTACGCAGTGTCTCAATTTGTTGGCGGCATACCTTTTGCTGGTCAACTAATAGAAGGCAAAACTGCACAGCTTGTGGGCGACGATGCCGCCGCTTGGTTTTTGAGCCAGAACAATATGGTCTTTACTTCTGCATTTCAAGACGCGCATAGAGATAACTATGTTTCGGCTGCTTCAAAATTAATGGGCGTTCCTGGGGCTAATTACTTTTCATACACTGCAGATAAGTATTTAAAATCAATAACTAAGCAAGACAAGGAAAATAAAGAAACCAAAACCATCCGAGGCAAGTGGGATTTTTAACTTTTTACTTGACAATAACGATATAATGTGGTATAATACGCCACATTCCGCATAACAAACAACATTTATTATGGCACAAACAATAGGATCACCAGCAGAAGTTTACAAAACCGTAAGCCCACATGACACAAATAGGGTATTTACTGATGCTAAGTTTCAATGGATCTACGTGGGAGGTACGGCTGGAAACGTCGTAGTCAGCCCAGGCGGTGGACAGACAAACGTCACTATCCCCGTTGCAGCTAACAGCTATCACCCATTGCAAGGCACTCACATCTTGTCATCTGGAACCACGGCTACGCCACTTATTGCAGCTAGGCTCTAATGTCTGCAACTATAGTTAAGGTCAAAGCCTTTGTGACCTCCCTTTTATTAGGGGGTGAGGTTGCTCCTGTGTTACGTCATCAGTACAACGTAAACGACGGGGCAGGTGGACACCAAGCCTACAATGTTGGCCCATCTAATGAAGCATTTAACGTAAGACAATAATGGCATACAATAGTTCCTATACTGGCCCAGAGGTGGACGAAGGCGTTCGCAAAGCTACTCAAATCCCTGAAATTAAAGGTGAGGTTGCAAATTATGCCAGTTTACCTGGAGGTGCAACGTCAGGCAATGTTTATTTAGTTATTGCCGCAACCACGGGGTATGATGCAGGTTTTTATCGCTGGAACGGTTCAGCTTGGGTGTACATGGGGAACACCAGACAGGACGCCGATGACATTGATGATTCTTCAACAACTCATAAGTTTGTTACAGCGGCTGATATAACCAAGCTATCCAACACTAGCGGGACAAATACGGGCGACCAAAACCTCTCAACGTACCAGCTTAAGCCAAGTGAGGGAGCGTTTGTGAATGGTGATAAAACTAAACTGGACGGTATTTCTGCTGGAGCAAATGTAACAAATACAAGTACAGTGACCGCTGCTGGGGCTTTAATGGACAGCGAAGTTACTAATCTTGCTCAGGTAAAGGCTTTTGCCTCATCTGACTACGCAACGGCTGCACAAGGAACTAAGGCCGATTCTGCTATGCAGGATCTTTCAGATGATGGTAGCCCGCACCTTTCGGCAAACTTAGATGTTCAGGCAACAGAAATAAATACCACTACAAGCAACGGCAATATTAAGCTAAATCCCAACGGCACAGGGTGTGTAGAGGCTATGGGTGATGGCACAACAAGTGGCACTACTGGAGCAATACAGCTAAATTGTTCTAACAATAACCACGGGGTTAAAATACAGTCTCCTGCACATTCTGCTGGTGCAACCTATACTCTTACTCTCCCAACAGCCACTGGTGCTGCTAATAGTTTAATTACAACAAACGGAAGCGGTGTTTTAAGTTTTACAAACAATCCTACACTAACCACTCCTGTAGTCACCACCCTAGACATGGCTGGTGCTATACAAGAGTTAGTTTACACCGCTAATGTAACCGGAACGTATACATTGAGTGCTGGAAACGGCACAATACAAAACATTACCCTGACGGGAAGTGTAGGAAGTGGCAGCGTTACGGACAGTTTAAATGACGGTGAGGCTGTAACACTAGTTGTAGATGACGGTTCTGGTTACACAATTAATTGGACTGGAGCGGTTGATAAATGGATTGGCGGATCAGCTCCAACATTAGATACAACTAATAAAAATGTAATAGTTCTTTGGAAGGTCGGATCTGATCTCTACGGAATGACACCAGGGGTAGCATCATGAATATACTAAAACTTACAGATGGAGTACCTGCTAAGTATAGCGAGGGTGCGTTGAAACGGGACAACCCTAATGTTAGTTTCCCCAACCCCTTAAACGATGTTGTTCTAGTAGACTACAATTGCTACACGTACACCATAGACCCAAAGCCAGAGTACAACAGCACTCTGCAATACGTTAAGTGGAAATTTGAACAGCGTTATGAAGGCTGGTGGGTACAGGCTTGGGATGTTATAGACTTTGAAGAAGATGCTGCTAAAAATAAGCTTAAGGGTCAAATTACCTCTAATCGCTGGGACATGGAGCAAGGCGGTGTTGAGTGGCTAGATGAGAATTTTGACTTGTGGCGTATAGGAACAGACGAGAACAGTCAGGTTAAAATGACTTCTGTTTTGGCTATGTTAAATGCAGATCCAACATCCACTGGTTACGCTAGCTGGAAGATGGACAAACGTGTCACTGTGAGTTACCCAGTCGAAGACGAAAAGGGTAATAAAATTGAATACACCAAAGAGATTTGGCAAAAACAGTTTCGGCACAACACGCTAGAGGACTGGAACGAAATGGTTTCTCTGGTCAGCACCCATATTAAAAATTGTTTTACGGCTGAGGAGAACGCACTAGCTAAAGCTGATGCTGGCGACCTCACTGTCACTTTCCAATCTGAGTACGAGAAACTGTAATGCTACGCTGGAAAGCCAGTTTAAAGCCTGCTGCGGCTGCTACAGGTATCACTCTTGAGGCTTCTGCGACAACGACGGCTACTAGCTACGCAACGCCAGTAAACATCGACGTTAATATACCAGCGGTAGCAGTTAATGATATTCTGCTGCTTTTGGTAGCGACAGACGGTGAATCTGACCCAACAGCTTCCCCTCCTTCAGGTTGGACCAAGATAACTCAGCAAGACGGTACGCCATCATATCAATCAACGACAGCCGCATATTGGAAACGAGCATCGTCTGGATCTACAGCTACCACTGAAACTTGGTCCTCGTTTTTCCCTAATGGAGAAACTTATTACATCTGGGTTGGAGCTTATTCTGGATGCGTTTCCAGCGGATCCCCTGTTGATGCCTACGGCTCATCGGCAATGAATTATGGTACACCTTGGACTGTTGATGTTACAACTAACACTAGCAATGCAATGATTGTTGCAATATCTGGATGCACTACGCCAACCATTACGTCCACTTGGTCGGATGGAACAGAGCTAATTGATACAGCGTATCCTGGTACATTTGCAAGTGTATCGATCAATGAAAAGCTTGAATCTAGTGCTGGATCCAAAACCAGAACTGTTACGCCTAGCGCAACAACTGGAAATTCTATGGTAGCAGTGGCGTTAAAGCCTGCATAAAATGAAAACACTCCTAGCAATCATCATGCTCACAACGAGTATTTACGCTGCCGATCTACGTTTGGTGTGGTCTGATAATTCAGACAACGAAGACGGTTTTGAAGTTGAGCGTAAGGTTGGAGATGGCGAGTTTGTGTTTTTAAATGGTACAGGCCCTAACGAAAACAGTTACATTGACGCAGAGGTTCCCTCGGGAGGGAAACTAGCCTACAGAGTGAGAGCAGTAAACCAATACGGCGAATCAAGCTATTCTAACGTAGTTACTGAGATTACTATCGGCCCCGTAGCTCCATCGGATCTTAAAGTTAATAAAGAAAGCAACCCATTAGCTTGGTTGGGAAAGAAATTTTTACAAAAACTGAGAGGAAATAAATCATGACTTGGCTTAAAGATATGTGGCTAAATTCTAGGAAAGCAACGCGAAGAATGTTTTTAATTGGCGTTTTTTTAGTGTTGTTGGTTTTGGCGGTTAAATGGAGCGGAAGCACTCCTTTGTTTTAAATGATTGCCTGTAATGTAAAAACTTTAAACAACTCCTCAAGTGAAAGATTTTTGGGGTTCAAGGACTATGCCTACGTAATCAATGAACTCTGCAAGCAAAACGACTGGGAGTTTAAGACATTTAGGGATTATGTTTTGTTTAGTGATGAGTGCTTTGGTTTAGCTGATCGCCAAGAACTAAGGAAGGCACTAGAAGATCGAACATTGTCTGTCAGATTAACCTACGAATACGCCGAAAACTATAACCCTTAAGATTATGGATTGGATTCAAGCATTAACAAACGCAGGTACGGGTGGCGTCTTAGGGATTGTCGGCTCTGTTGCGTCTGGGTGGATGAAGTTAAAGGGCATGAAGGTTAAGGCCGAAATAGACCTAGAGATGCTCAAGCTGCAAATTGACAAGGGCACTATAGAGGCAGACAGTGCAGACTTCCAAGCCTCTCAGAAGTCAGCACAAGTTGAAGGTGACGCCTTAATTTCGGTAGCTCAAATAGCAGAGAAGCCTTGGCAGAAGGGATTGCTTATCTGGCATTTTATATTCAAAGGAAGTGTGCGACCAATGTTGGCATTAGGTGCCCACGTATTAGCAGGAATCTTGTATTTTCAAATGCCTGAAGAGTACCAAAACATTATTTTAAATCAGATTTTTACAATAGCCTTTGCCTATGGTGGTTGGTATTTTGGGCAACGCGATCTAAACAAGAGATTATTTTCGGAATGAACTTAGCAGTGGCAGCACAAGACTCTTTTATTAAGGGGTTTCGTTTTTCTTTTGGAGGGCTTTTGGCTGCAACGGGAACTATGGTTGATAAACTAGCAGAATTAAACACTTTGCTGTCGATGGTCGGTGGCATACTTAGTATTGTTTCTACTGGCCTTGGAATATACTTTTTAGTGCTAGGAATTAAAATCAGAAAAGAAGAAACAAAGGATAAATAATTTAAAATTAAATAGGAAATAATTATGTCAAAAGGATTATACGCAAACATTTACGCTAAACGCAAAAGGATTAAAGCTGGATCTGGAGAACGGATGAGAAAACCTGGATCAAAGGGCGCACCAACGGCTAAAGCATTTAAGCAATCAGCTAAAACTGCAAAAAAAAGAAAGTAATATTATGCCATACGGAAAAGGAACATACGGAAGTAAAGTAGGTCGCCCATCTAAGGCTGCTAAAGGTCAAAAAAAGCCAATAGCAGGTAAAAAGAAAAAGAAGTAGTACGACGTGGCAAAAAGTCCTAAAGCATCAATGAGTTGTGGGCAGGTGAAAAAAAGCACCCGTCCAGGCAAAAAAATAATGAAGCTCTACTGTATGGACGGCAAGAAGAAGCTAGTTCATGCTGGAGCCACTGGCTATGGGCACAACTACTCTGCTTCCGCTCGTAAGTCTTTTAGGGCTAGGCACAAGTGTAGCACGGCAAAAGCAGGAACGGCAAAACATTTAGCATGTACCGAGTTATGGGCAGGCAAGGGTGGCAGGACTAAAAGCTCACCAAAAAATAGAAAAGCAAAGAAATGAGCGTATCATCAGAATTGTATAAAGTTAATGTTGTTGGCGACGGGTCAACTCCTACAATTGCGTTTAATCGCAAGGTATTTAACTCAACCGACATCAAGGGGTTTAAGTACGACACCACCACATACGTCGAGACAGCGTTGGTAAACGGCACTGACTTTACTGTAGCAGGTGCTGGGGACACGTCTTCTAGTGTTACCATTACTCCGTCTTCAGCCATTCCTGCAGGCACCAACTGGGTAATGTTTTCAGACGCTGGCAACGCCCAGTCTACCACGTTAGCTACGGCTGGTGAGTTCCAGGCCAAGTCGTTAGAGTACACCTTTGACAGGCTGGCTATCGGAACTCAAGAAGCAGACGGTAAAGCTGATCGTGCATTGAAGCTACCCATCAGCGACACAGCGTCCACGGAAATACCTAACGCCACGGACAGAGCCAACAAAGTCTTGGGCTTTGATGCTAACGGTGCAATTCAAGCAGTTACCGCTAGTGCCCTGACTCCAGAGTACAAGTCTGTAACAGACTTTGGTGCTGTTGGCAACGGTGTGGCAGATGATACAGCTGCATTGCAAGGGGCGTTAGACAGTAATGCTTTGGTAATCATGCCAGCAGGCAAGTACCGCACCACCTCTAACCTTGTTATTGATCCCATCCGCAATCGTAATTGTGGGTTTATTGGGTCTGTTTCCCCATCTATTTATCCCGCAACTCAGCAAACGGGTGGTCCCGCTTGGGACGGCACCAAGGAGTGTCAGATTTTCTATGATGGTTCTACCGGATCAACCACTGCGGTAATTGCAATTAGTGCCGAGGCGGTGGGAACGGAGCCATCCTCTACTTTTGAGAACACTATTTGGGGTGTGAGGTTTGAAAACATTACCTTTAATGGTAACGACAAGGCCAAGTACGGATTTTATGCAGCTAGGTTGCAGCAGCCCTACGTTACAAACTGTGTTGCTCGTCAGTGCGAGGGAGATGGATGGTACATTAACGGGACATACTCTGGTATGTTTCAGAACATCATTGCTCGCAGTAATGGCGGTCGCGGAATTAGCATTGGTGCGGCAGATCCAGATTTGAATTGGTCAGGAACAACAAATCATGGAAACTGGAAATGCAATGGCGTACTATTTTCTAACCTATGGGCATACAACAACGGCTTGGATGCAACATATGATGAAACAAGTGCCCCAAGCGATGGTGCTGGTATTTTCTTTAGACCGCATCGTGGTTGCACAATAGACAGGTGTACCGCTGAACTAAATGATGGTGTTGGCATTTTGTTTGCTCCCACTAGCAGTGGCAATAGTGTCCTTAACTTCTACACTGAGCTTAACGATCCCACCACTAACAATGGCGTAGTGTTTGAGGGCACTCCTGATCCATCACCCCCATATAGTGGCGTAAGCTACGGAAACTTAATGGCTAATGGCTTTATTGCTGCTGAGGACTTATTGATTCAAGGCACTGAGCCATCTACTGGAAGGCCAGAGGGATCGCCAGAGTTTAGAAACATTAGCGGAGGGTCTGGCATTGCGGCCACGTACACAAACTACCGACTGGTCAATGTTGACCAAGGCATGGCTGGCAGCATTACTGGATCATCTCCCCGTAGTGAAGCTGGAGCAGTCAACAATCATCCTGTTGTTGCTGACTACGCTACCCAGGCTTATGCTACGTTTGATGCTACGGCTGGCTCAATTAGCACAACGGAATCATTCAATTGCAGCATTGCGTATGCTGGCACGGGGATATACGATGTGACAATTGCAGATGATATGTCTAATGCAAACTATACGGTTGCCATTGCCCCTGCTGCGTCTAACAGAATTGTAGCCATTACGACAAAGGCAGTTGGTTCTTTCCGTATATTGCATACAAACGCATCAGCCGCTGCCACTAATTCCAGTGCTGTACTGTCCCTTGCGGTGATAGGCAAAAGAACTGTTTAACCGTGGGCGTTTGACCAATCGCTTGGTGTTGGGTGTTGCTTTGCGGCATTTCTTAACGCCCTTTCATCTGCTGTCTTAAGCTTGTGGCACTCCTTGCATAACGCTTGGAAGCCATCAGCTTCGCAGTAGAGGCGTTGGATTAGCTCGCCCCAGTTGTAGCCCAAATAAGTTTCTCCGGTAAATCCCCCTATGGGAACCACTGGGTCAATGTGGTCAGCGGCCATGTCTTTTTGGGGGAACAGGTTGCCGCACTGGGCACACTTGTGGAGCTTGCATTTCCGACCCGTTGCGGGATTGATGCCATCTTTGACGTAAGCATCTCTAATTGCTTGGTACTTTACAGGCCACCTAGCACCACGCAAAGCAGACATAGCAAAGCTACGCTTACGGGCGTCAGTCCATTGACCTGAGTTATGTGGCTTAGGATTCTTGCAACTCATATTGTTGATTGGGGTTTTGGAAAGACTTAATTGTACTACATATGTCCCGATGCGTCAAGGCCCGACTAATTGTCAGACCAGAAAAACTTTTAATACGAGACAAGCCAACGTACATTAGGCCGTGTCCCCATTCGGTGATGGGCTTATCGCCTAGCTCCAAGTGCACCTTCTCCAAGGTAAGACCCTGGCTGGCGTGAATGGTCATGGCCCACCCTAGCCTGACTGGGTATTGCTTTATGCTGCCCACCTCTTCACACTCGATGTTGCCGTCCTTGTCTAACTTGTTTTTAAACTTAACTTCCTTTTCCTTCGAGATGAAAACATAATCGCAGTCGCTGTCACGCATGATAACTAGGCGTTGGTACTTGTCTAGGCCAACAAACACTCCCGTGTCACCATTGACCACGCTCTGAACTCTTCCCCTAATCTTCTTGCGGATGTTCTTCTTAATGATGACGCGACATCCCTCTCGGAGCGTGAGTGTTTGCTCCATCGCACTTAACCCCTTGGTCTCGCCCTTGTTGCTGGCCAAGAAGGTGTACTCCTTGGTTCTGAGCCGAGACAGCTTTTTTGCGTTAATCTGTGCCGCCCTCCTCCGATATGGGGACAGGACAATAGCAGAAGGGGAGGGAGTGCCAACCTGTTTGTTAATGGCGACGAGATCTATGTCGGTCTGGTTCCCCACCTTAACACGCTCCAAGATGTTAGCCTCTATGGGGTTTGACTGCCTGAAGATGTGGTTAAGGCTCTTAATTTTTACCTCTTCTCCATAATCTTGCCAGAACCTAGACTCCTCAAGGCCAAAGGGCTGCTTGTAGCCAAAGCTTGATAGGGCCTTAACGTCTCCTTCATCGGCTACGGGTAGTAGTTGGCCTGGCCCACCCACAAACATCACACTGGCCCCACCAAAGGGTTTAGGGATGCCTGTGGCCCTACGCATGGCCTTAGAAATGAAGTCTATGTGGTCACAGCGAACCATAGTCCACTCCTCAATTACAATCCAAGAAACACCTCTAAGGAGCTTGTCTTTTTTCCTCCCAAAAAACCTTGTTTCTATTTGATCGGATCGCTGCTTGGTAATTGCCACACTCGGATCAAGTGCGTCTGCACTCGGAACTCCAAACTGCCTAAAGAATGTTTCGCCCTTAACATTGGACGCTGCCCTTCCGGTAGGTGCGACAATGCAAATTCTGGGCTCTTTTCTTCGCAGCTCGTCAATCAGGTAGGACTTTCCAGTACCCGCTGACCCGTCCAAGCGGAGGAACCGACACCTTCGCCTAGTTACTAGGTCAAATACCTGTTGCTGTTGGAGCGAAAGCACTGGCTTATAGTCCCGTGAAGAAGTTGTACGTGTCGTTTAACTTGTCAAACGCCTCAACTCCCCACTTAACCTTTTCAGAAGGCCAAAGCTTCACGTACATTTCTTCGTTTTCGCAATTAAAGATGACGCTACAGCAGTCGATAGTGTCGATGTTGATGCCTCGCTCGTTTGCAATGATGTCTGCCTCTACCGCTAGCTGGCAAAGGTCAGTGTCGTAGCTCTTACGTCTTGGGTTGCCCTGCCTAAACTTAAAGTCCATCAGTATGGGTGAGCCGTTGTTGTTGCCAATGAAGTCAATCATACCTGCCACGCGACGCTTGCTGTCCATGACTGAGTGTTCAACCACCTCTGGCTCGATGTCGGAGAAGTCTAGCCACTCCAAGAACTTCCCGTAGAAATGACGGTACTCGCTGTAGTAGTCAGCACCTGCCATTTTCTGAAGGATGGCCTCCTCCATTTCTGCGTGTAGCTTGGTTCCAAACTCGGAGGAGGTCAATACACTGCCGTCAATGTCCTCTCTGTACCCCCAGAGCCTCTCTAAGAGCTTTTCTTCAGTGTCCGAAGGGTGTTGCCTAGCTAGAGCAATCAAACGACGCTCACGCCAGTTGTTGATGTCAAATCCCCTGAGTTGCCTGGGAAACAATTGAAGCACTGTCGTAACAGACTTGCTGCAATTGCCGTGCCTTCGTGCTTTGGCAATGGTATCAACCGTTTTTAACAGCTTTACCTTGCCGTTTTTTTGTTGCGTGTAGAAATGGCTCATGTGCTGGTTTGTTTAGTTTTTTAAAAGATCGTCTGTGTATTGTTCCCAGGCACTCATTTCATCTAAAATCCATTCTAGGCTTTCCCCGTTTATCACGGCTTGGTTCACAATTTCATGGACGATGCTCCCTTTACTGTGACGCAGAATACTTACTAACGCATTCACGTTTTTATCAATAATCTTTTGAGCATACTGCGCACACTCAAGGTGATCGTGCAATTGAGACATTTGTTTATTCATAACAATGCATCGTCTCTGGCTAAGTAATCCGCTAAATAGCAAATCAACAGGCACTCGGCCATCTCTTCGCTTAAGTATTTTTCTTGGGGCACGGGGTCATTTTCGATAACGCACCTTTGTGTGCAAACATACGCCTTAATCGACTCCCCCTCGGACAAATCAAACTCCTTCAACTCGTAAAGATCGTAAACCCTTTCAGCCTTGATGTCATGCTCGAAATAAGAAATCAATTCAGCAGGGCCAATCTCCTCTTCCTCAAAGTGCTTGTTGCCTCCAAGGAACGGAGCAAAAGATCGCCGAACCCTGTCTTTGTCTGTGTGGTTCTCGGTGAGACGCCTCTTGGCCTCTACTGAGAGTGCCCACAGGTCTCCTAGCTCGAAATTCTCATGTTCTTCGTTTGCCATGATTAGTTAAGGATAATTGATTTCGTTTTGTTTCTTGTCTTCTTCAAGCCTGTCCTGAACCAGCTTAGCGTACCCCTGAATGTCCTCATATGTGTCAAGGTGTTTGTAGTCCGCAGTAACCGCTCTAGAGATCTTGCTAAGTATCATGTCGAAAGCCTCGCAGACATCAAACGGAAGTTCGCTGTACTTTACTCCATCACGAACAACACGCTTCAGCCGTTGGGCTATCTCGGCGTTGTCAGCAAACCTACCGTATGTTTCCCCGCGCTTTTGTAATGTTTTCTCCACCATGTTAATGTTCCCTAATTCGTATTTCTTTAATTCCGAACTCATGAAGTGCTTCTGCACAATTGTGGCAAATGTGTTTGTGCCCATAAATCCAAACTACGTTCGGAATCATTGATAAATCAATTTTTTTTAGCTCATCGAGCAATCGAATCTCAGCGTGTTCTGATTCGCAAAGATCGGGCCGTGCACCAGTGGGAAGGTCGATTCGCCCACAAACCTGGCCAGTGTACTCGCAATAGTTGGCGGCTGTTACAAACCGCTCTCCAACCCAGCAACCAGCAGCAACAGCTTTTTTTTGGCATGTGCTTTTAGGCTGCACCATCAATCGTAAATATTCAAACTCAGTCATAATGCCATTGGGTAAACGCTAACCTCATCGGTGTCCTTGCGACCACCATTCTCTACAAATCCACACGCAATTATTGGCTTGGGGCCGTGTTTCCCATAGGCCATTGCATAACTCTCGTGGTCAATTCCGCATCCGGTTTGCATACCAAATATTCTGTGGGAGTGGCCAACTGACCAGTTAACGTAGCACTCCGTATGATAGTGCCCTTGCACGTTTGAAATCATGTCCTTTTGGGCTCGCTGCATGGACTTCTTGCCCTCGCCGTGGCAATATTTAACCTCGTCAATGATGATTGACTCATGAAAGTTCCAACTAGGAGTCTCTAGCACCTCTGGGCAAGTGCGAATCCACCGCTTGGCGATGCTGGCAGAAAATGCCTTCCTCGATACAATTCGGTCATGGTTTCCGATCACTACGTCTGCCAACGGGAATGCCTTGAACCACTTTGCAACTTGCTTAATGGCCACATCTAGTTCATCACCAGCCCCCATGCCATCTGGGTCGCTTTCATGAAACGAGGAAAAGTGGTTGTCTATGATGTCTCCGATAAACAACACTCGATTGCACTTCTTTTTTTTGTAGAGCTTCTTGCAAAACGACAAATATTTGTCCAAACAAAAAGGCTCGTGAAGGTCTCCGACTACTAATAATCTGCTCATAATCTATTTGATTCGTTGTTTGAGAATTAGAGTTTGCATTCTCTTTGTCCGATTAAATTTTCTATAAGCTCCCTGGTTTTGTTGCCAGCTCTCCCCGAAAGTCTTATTTTCAAAGTATTGTAGGCTCGGATTTTGTGACTTTTAATAGTAGACAGCGGTAAACCTCGACTTTTAGAAATTTGATTAAGTGTTTCACCGTCCATATTTCGATTAACAGTTTCCCATTGATCGTCGTTGCTAAGACACTGCCTCATCAATTGTCTAGCCTCACTTAAATTCTTGCTTAGGCGGCTTTGCTGACCGCTATACATGACTAGCTTAATTTCTGGCTCTTTCCCATCTAGACGTGACATTTTCCGCGCCATTACAATTAGAATTTCGATGCACTTTAATCTCAGCGATGTGTTTAAGTAAGCGCGATTCCATCTTCTGGGGTCGTCTCTGAATCTTAAAACGTAAATGATTGCTTCATGGGCTATGTCCGATTTATCAAAGCCATACCAATGACTTCTTCCCTTGAGGGCCTTGCTTGCACCAATGTTTGCCCATTTTTCTAACCACTCGCCATCAATTTCGGTTTGATCGTCATCGTCTATCATAACTGCCCCTTCTGCATGTGCCTGGCTGCTCGACTTGCCGCAATCATGCTAATCTTATCTACGTCCATTTCAATGCCAGCAGCCTCAAACGTCACAACCGCCAAAGCCTCCAAGAAGCCAATGATGTAGGCCGTGTCTGGAATAGTGCCTATCTCTGCGATTTGCACCGAATTTCCTTCATTGTCTGTATATTTTATGGGGCCCTTTTCTTCACTGTTTGTATCTTTTAGGGGGCTCTTTTCTTCATAGGTAACCAAGCCGCTCTCCTGAGTGCTTCGATATTCAGCTTGCACACCTTTATATTCCTGGCCCACTTCGTACTTTTTCGGATCAATGGCTTTGATGGCGGCATCGTCAGATTCCTCACCTCGTTGCACCTGAACCTTTACCCACTCGCCGTTCTTTTCTAAAACTTTAATATTCATATGTCGATAGTTTTAAGAAGTTTAAACACGAGGTCAACCTAATTCGCTAATTTTGAGCAAATATTCATCTCCAAATTGCAAACTCTCAAGCTCAATGCGTCGCTCTACGTAGTCTACAATGCTCGCCTCCTGCTCCTCTGAGCAGTGGCGTTCGATGGCCTCCTCGATTATGGATACAAGCACCTCGGCTTCGCCCTCTTCCTCTAAGTCGATAAGTTTTATAAAATTCATTTCATTTTCTGTCTAAATTTATCAAGTACAGAATCAGAAACGCGAAAATGCTCAGGCATTGCTTCGGTTTGTTGCTTGCCAATTTCTGTCTTGCTTATCCAATCAATCATAACCCTCTCGTCATCAGAGATTTGCACAAAGTATAAATTGCGGTAGCTGTCGAGACCAATGACCTCTATGCCTCCATTTCTTGGATACTTGGTTGCCAGGGTGCGATGCCAGGTCTGGTCGTCTTGACCATTGTGGCCCTTAACGAGTTTGTCTAATTGCGTTTTTGATGGTTTCATTTTTTGAGTTTACCCAAAAGCCCCGCAGCTCCATTACGGCTTGCGGGGCAGGTGTCTTCTCTGGCGTGAAGAGCTACTATTGCTTGGTGGGATTAGGCAAGGATTAGAAAGGCGACTCGGCTAGCTCTGGCTCCTGAGCAAGCTTGGCATCAAGTTCAGCTTTCTTTTCTGAGAGGAAATTGCGAACCTCTTCGCGTTGGGCATTAACATCTGCCTTGGGAGAACCTTCACCAGCCTCAAAAACTGGAGACCTGAACTGAATATCTCCGGTCTTATGGTCTTTGGCACCTGTGCATTTGACGCTCTTGGCCCCCTTATGGGATTTGCCAAACTCAATCCAAGGGGAGAGTGAGCATCCTTTAACCAAGACGCGAACAATTGAACCATCCTCAATTTCTGAATTTGTGCAGTTTATTGTGGATGCGTAAATGACGCTTGTGAACTTAGCACCGTATTTGCCCTGTGCTTCGTATTTAATATCTTTCCATGTGCCAGATAGTACAACCTCCGACCCTCCTTCATTGAAAATCTGGACGTGCTTAGGGGCGTTGTGGTCCTGTTCCTCATTGCTAAAGCAAGTACCGAATTGGTTACTGTAGCCACTAATTGAATGGGCCTCTTCAAGTTTAACAAACTCAATGCCATCAACGAAGACCTTCTCCTTTTTCTCATTATCGTAATACCTGAACTTGCCAGTATCTTTACCGCCAGCCCATTTGAGTGTGAATTTTGCAGGGTTTACTATGTATTTTTCTTCCATAATTATTTAATGATTAAATTAGTGATAAGAAACATTATGTTCAGATTGCCTTTAAGGTCAAGCCCTAATTTCATTTATTTCCATAAAAGCAAAGGCAGCTAAATATGCTCATTAATTCGCGCCTCTACATCGACCAGACTCGCCGCTCATGATATTCCTCGGCTCGCCAGATGTCAATAAAAAAATAAACCCCTAAGCTTTAACGGCTTAGAGATTTATAGAGTGGTTTTTTCTCTCAGTTTTTGAGAAAAATGGATTACAGTACAATCCAAATCATCAAAACAATCAATGAAATCATTCCAACGATGGTCAAATAACATTGAAAAGCAAAAAATATGCCGTTTCGGCGCAATCGCCTTAAATCCTTTTGATAATCATTTTGAGCTTGTTTCTTCATCTCAATCATTTTTTTCCTTCTTTTGTGGTTCATAATCCATACTCTGCAAGAATTAATTCCAGCTCGGCCTGATTAACTGCCTCTGCTGGCTGCTGCTCCTTAAATAACAAATTAACCCCTGCCTGGGTTTTGTTTGGCCCGTAGGGATTGCCTACGTAGGCCACAGATGCCTCCTTTGATCGGTTAAAAAAACCGACCGTTTCACGGCTTAGTTTCACGGCTTGAGATTACACTCCTTTGGCTCGTAAATGTCCCTGAGATCGCCGAAGAACGTCCCGATTGTGGTTCGGGCATCGGTCATTGTTTGATCGAATTGATCGTCTCCTGAATCCACTGGAAGCTGCTCTCTTTGGATAGACTTGATGGTACTCTCCAAGCTACAGAGCTGCTGATCAGCACCTTCTCGATGCCCGTTCATGACATCCTTTCGAATCTCTGCTATATCTACAAGCACTCCATCGAGTGCTATATGTGTGTGTGTGTGTGTGTTTTTCATATTATTATATTTCTATTTAAGAGTGAACTTCCCACTCGTTAATTATTGCATCTTCTGCGTAACTCTCAAGCTCTCGCCGCACCATATCCTCTAGAATTTCAGTGCTTAGGTCGCTCGTTCTGCCCTTCGCCGTTTCAGCTCCAAGTATTTCGATGCTTCCCTCTACGCCAGGGTGCTCCAAGGTACGCTCCTCAAAAGGTATAATTTCGTACGTTATGTACACGGTTTGACCATATCCGTCTATTATGTCTATTTTTCTTTCCATGATTTCTATTGTTCCTTTTTTTTAGTCTCTGTCAAGGCTTGTTTTGCCCACTCCCTCATGCTCTCGCGAAGGGTCTGCATTGCCTCGGCTTGTTTCTCTTGCCGCTTGTCACGCCAAGCTTCCTCCCACTCGGCTTCTTCTTCTTTTGTCATTTCTTTTTCCATTGCTTGAGGGCTTTAAGGGTTTTTAGCGTTTTTTCGGTATCTTCAATGTATGCATCTAGGTTTTCCATTGTGTCATCATATTCTATATATTCATGGCTTTTCTCGACCATAGCATTCAAAAAATCCTCATAGGGGATTTCCATGCACGGCGCGCCGTCGTATGAGGGGGATATTTCCAGCCCCCAAAAACCCCAATGTGTTGTTAGGTTTTTTAGGGCAAATTTATCGGCCTTTTCTCTGTATGCACACAAGGCCCCCTCTAACGCTTTTGCCTCATCGTCAAAGTCGATAAATTCATTCCAACTTTGATAGGGGGCGACCTCCCCGTCGAATTTATAATCCTTGTAGAGCGTTTTATATTCCATTGTCTAAATCTCCCCATTGATTTGCTACTGCTTGAGCTATGCCCATAAATGTTTTACTACGGATCTTCCATCGATCAGGCGATGGTGGCAGATAGTGTAGGCGCTGTTGCTCTCGCTTTGGAAGCTTGTCGAACTCCTCTTTCACGTTGTCCGTCTCCTGTAGTTTAGGCAGGTTGTGTAGCCATAAGCCCGTACGTTTGCTTTCAGGATGCCCATGCTGCCACGGCTGAACGTATTGCGTAGCCTTGCCCATTTCGGTGTGTCCCAGCACGCCCACGGGATTTTCAAAGGCTACCCGCTTTGCTTTGCGCTTAGCTAGATTCCACAAATCCACCGTCCATTGCATGGCCTCTAATCGCTTAGAGTGTTTCTCCATTCCTTGCCCGTACCATCTATTTCCGCTTACCGCAAGGGCAGTGCACGGTGGATGTCCAATTATCAAATCGAACTCTCCATCGTCACTATCCTGTAGGAATTTCATGGCATCCCCTTGCCAGTGGTGTGAATCGCTTGGCGATAGATCGTCAGAGGGTAAGGTGTCGCATGATATAACGTCATGCCCCTTTTCTCTCATTAGTTCGCGAATCGTGCCGCTTGTCTCGCATAGTATTGCTATTTTCATAATGTTTTAAGTATAAAGTTTATGCATTTCGTCGAATCTAGCGATTTCTTCCATTACTTTCACGTCCAGCTTGCCAAGATCAGACGCGCTCAGCGTACCGTTTTCGTAGTGTCGAGTGATTTTCTTCTCTATTGCGTGAAGCTCTGCCAATCCCGCAAGGTCTATCTTCCGTGCGTAGTGCTTGGCAACGTCTTTCTGTGTCTGTTTTAGTAGTGAATTCATTTCTTTTTTCTCCTTTGTTTATCTCTAAATTTCTAAGTCCATTTCTACGGTTTCGCAATCGTGAAGCAATCCCAGCCCGTACGATTCGCTAATCTCATCGTAAGCCTTTCGTACTTCTTTCATGCTGGGAAAAAATACTGGCGCTTTAATAATTACACGACTAAATCCCGTGCCGTCATAATAATCATGACCAAGTCTAATTGAATATTGTTTTATCTTCATCCTATTAATTGTTTTTTTGTTTAGTGTTGGTTAAAACGAGAGCAATCAAAACAACTGCTCCCGCTATGTATCGGATTAATTCAGGATTCATTTTTATCCCTCGTCAATTCCTAGTGTTTGCTTGGCCTCTTTTCCAGTTAACTTGTCGCCCGTTTTGGAGTAAAACCCATTTGGGTTTGCGTGGATACAATCTTTTTCTGTTTCAATCCTTATCATACCAAAAGCCCCAAGGGAAACTTTGGCATTAATTGAAGCAAATGGATTGTGGATTTTCTTTTCTTTTGTTTTCATATTATTAGTCTTTCTTCAAACTTGGTTGAGAATTAGCCTTGCCGCCTGAAAAAGCGCGCGCGCTTGAACTTCTAGCCATTGCTCGCATTTATTGGGCGGTAAATTGCCTCCTTTTTTCTTTTTGAACTGAGACGGAGGGCAAAGGCGTTCGGCGATTTCTTCGTTATAGATTAGGGCGCTGCCGCCATAGGAGAACTGGCGCCAATTACTAGCCCCGTTAAGCATATTTTTTTCCTTAGTTTCCCAACCTTCTTGCTCTAACATTTCAACGAGTTCCAGCGCGTATTTGCTGACGCCTTTTGACCATGCGCTAGCGTGTTTTTGATTCTGTATTTTTAGGTATAATTCGTGATGAGTCATTTTTTATTGGTTTTTAGGTTAACCGCGCCGACCAATAGACCGACGAGGCTTAAGATTGAGACAATCGCGCCAAAAAGGGCGAAAATATCGCTTTGAATGTGATTAAGTAAATCCATTTTATTCAATAATAAAGGATGAAATATTGAGGCTTTTGATATATTCGAAAAAGTCAAAAGAATAAATTTCTTCCTCGTTCTCTTCTTCCGTGCAAATGATTTCCAAAGACTCAAGGAATTCCAAACACGCTTTAAAACCGTGCTTTTCTTCGTTCTCCTCAAATACGGCTTCCGCTAAACTTTTAAGCTGATAAACTTCTTCAGCCTCAAACGCATGGCAATAATGCCCGTTGCGTGTTTCAATTACTTCGTTTAATAGTGTATTGTTTGTCATTTTTATTGGTTTATTGGTTTATGAGTTGAAAAATAGAATCGGCTAATCGGCAATCATCATCTTTTAAGCCCAATGATGAAATTTCGTCCGAAATTATGTCCTGAATATTCATGGCGGTTAAGCCCTCAACCTTTGGACGTAAAAAGTCAGCCAACATGACCTGACCTTTTTCTGATAGCTTTCGAGCCAGTTTAAATTTAACAACGGTGCGCGCTCGCGAGCCGTTGAGATTTGCGAAGTTTCCTTTTATCAACATGATGAAATAACCAATGCATGGTTTGCGTGCATTGTCAATCAAATCGGAAAAAGAATAAACATTTCTTTGTGCACAATATCACATGTCTTTGTGCACAATGACAAATTCATTACGAGGTGATTGGCCTGGGCTGAATCAACACCCCCGGGTACCCAACGGGGCGGGGGGGAGCCAGGGCCGGACGGCGAGCG